TACCTTCTGCATAACTTGATCTCTAAAAGAACCAAAGAACCTCGGAACTCCCTCAGGATTAACTAACTTAGCAATGCCATACGCATCGGTAGGACTTTGTGCCGCAGGTGTACCTGTCATCATCCACAACCACGTATCCTTATTAACTAACTTATTAAGTGTCTTCCAACGCTTAGTCTGTACATTCTTATAGTGTGTAGCTTCATCTACAATTATTAAATCAAACCCACCGTTGGCGACTTCTTCAGATACTATCTCAACGCCATCATAGTTTATTATTACGTACTCAGCGTCACCTGCAATTATTTCTTTGCGCTTCTTGGCTGAACCATACGCTACATCTACCTTACGGTGCATAGCAAAGTTAAACAAATCATTACGCCATGCCGATTCCATAATAGATAGAGGACATATAACCAACACTCGGTTTATCTTGCCTTGCTCCAATAAATAATCTGATGCCCATATAGCACTGGCTGTCTTACCTGTACCTTGTTCATTAAAACAAAAAGACTTTTTGTGCAATGTCATAAAACTTGCAGTAGTCTTTTGGTGGTCGTATGGATCATACCTGCCTGTCCACTTGTACCTACCTTCTATTGGAGACGGAGCATTGATACCCATGTTACGCAACACCTGCGTCTCATCTATTCCCCAGTTTACGATGACCTCGTGATCCGATAGCTTTTTACTTTTAGGTATTACATTTGCTACCTTGCCGGGGTGACGTAGGTTGAGTAGCAGGGCTTTGTTCTCTACAATCTTCAATTTTTATTCTCCGTCAGTTAACCTCGTAAAGCGGTCTTCGCTCTACGATTAATAAGCCCCGCTTCGTTGCAGATGGGGCTAAGTCTGCTTACATAGGACAACCGCTTTCTAGTACAGTAGCCCTTTAACTAACTCGATTTTATACAATGTTACAGTATGGGAGGAACCCACCTTTGTATTTTCTTTTCTGACGCATCAAGCTAAACGTCTATCACCACATCAACAAATTACTTTTTACTCTTACCATTCCTAGATCTATTGGCACTAGGACTTTCTAATCTATACCCGTCCTTATTACTACCACCCTTACTCAACATTTTCTTGTGGCTTATATCTTTACCTGTACGCTTTCCTTTACCATTTTTTCTATCGTACTCACGTCTTGCACGCTGTCGTTCCATTCTAGCTTCGTGCGCTTTGCTACCCACAGGAGGATTAATTTGTTTCTTTCTGTCTTTTTTATTCTTGTAGGGCATTAGTGTCTCCCATTATGCACGCACTCTGTAACTAAACAATGACGTTTACATAGTCCACTTTGGTGTGCATTCCACACATCTTTTTCAAATGCTGTTTCCATACGATTGTAATCAGCTAACCACTTTTCCCACATCTTACCAGCGGAGCTTGAATCATACGTGTCTCGTATCAACTCGTTGCATACAACAAACAAAAGGCCGCCCTTTACAGTTTCGATGTCGGGGTAGTGTTTGAATACAGCGAGTGCCATCAACTCAAGCTGTCCCTTGTCTGCGTATCTAGTATTCTTTCCTGTCTTGTAGTCAATAACCCAAGCAGTCTTACTTTCTCTATCAAGTATTACTAAATCAGCGATCCCTCGCCACCATACTTCCTCATCTCTAAAGCCACACGGCTCTAGGTCTGCCGTTAACCCCATTTCCAATTCACAGAGTTTTTCCCCCTTCTTAGCACATAGTGCGTCTATCGGGGCTTTTACATATACGTACTCTGGGGGTAACGGTTTCCCATCTCTTACATACTCTTCCGCGGCTAAATGCACCGCAGTCCCATACAACATAGCCTCAGTCTCAGGCTCTTTGTAATCCTTTGCTACCTTTAGATGATAAAACTTTTTGGGGCATTGTTCAAAGGATTTTATTCTGCTGAAAGACCACGGAGCCGCACCCATTACATAATACCTGCAGTCCAAACTACAGCTATAGCGCCTACACCTACTACTAACAACTCAGCGTAAGTAAAGCTACGTGTTTGTTTTAGCCAAGTGCTAACTTCCATACGGGTCTCTTGTATTTCTTCTTGCACTTCATCAATAATTTTGTCTGCTGCTTCGTGAGCATCTTTAATTGCTTTCTCTATATCTTTACTCATTATTCACAATCTCCATAAGATTTACCAATGCCAGACTCACATGTTATAGGCATACCTTCTGCCCATGAAGGTGTTGTACTCATACAATCTTCAATGTATTGTCTTGCTTCATCTAACTCATAATCAGGTACACAGCATACCACGGAATCATGCACTGTAAGTACAGGTTTATACCGCTTGGCAATAGCCAACATCTGTTCACCCATTATGCACCTAGCGATAGCTTGGCATACATTCTCTGTAACCTTACCACCGTAGATTCTTGTGCGCCCACGTCTAGTCATGTAACTAAACTCTAGACCTCTCTCACCTTGTTCGTACTGAAGGTCATCGTAACGCATAACTAGGCCACTAGGCAACTTTATACCATAACCTGTCGAAGCTGTTTGTGTATGCACTACCTTAACAATGTTGTTAGCCCCAAACGAAATTAAGTTATTTCTCGACATCTCTACCAACATGTTCTGACACGCACGCCAGAAGTGGGCTATCTTCCAGTTAGTATCTCTGTAGATTTTTATAATCCTACGTGCCTCATCTTCTGATATGGTAGTACCAAACGTGCGTAGTTGTTCAGCGAACCGTATAGCACCCATGCCATAACCTGCACCAAGTATCGTACTCTTACCAACAAACCGTTGCTCCTTCGTTACATCTTCTTCTGCCACGCCATATATCTTAGATGCCATCTTGATATATACATCTTCCTTGTTAGCAAACGCTTCAACTAGATCTTCTTGCCCTGCCAACCATGCGAGTACACGCGCCTCAATCTGTGATGAATCACAATCAACTAGTGTGTAACCTCTTGGCGCAATGATACTGGACTTCAATACCTTACCATTAACACCACGACTAGGTAGGTTTTGTATGTTGATCTTGTCGTCGCCTCCCCACCTACCAGTATGCGCGGCATAATATCTCACTGGTACAGGTAACAACCCACGCTTAGCTATTCCTATGAACCTCTCCGTACGACTCTCTTCTAACGTACTCTTAGTACCCAAACGCGCAGTGCATAGTGCTTGTACTTTAGGGTTGTCATGTGTTTGTAGTGCTTTAAATCCTTCGTCACTTTTAGCCAACGCAAGTGTTTCTTTGCCTGTTGTAGGACTAATTTTCATGGGGGGTTCTACACCTAGCTTTACTAACTCTCTGGCAAATTTTAAATTACTCATTAGTGTGGCTTGAGTTACACCACTAGACTTGATTAAGTCTTCTTTGATTTGCTTGGTGTTAGCTAGGTGTTGTTCTAGTAAAGGTAGGTCAAGGTCAAGCATAGGCTCGGTGAACATACGCAATGTCATATCAATGATACGCATCTCTTGCTTAGGGAATTTCTTAGCTAGTGCAAGGAACAACTTGTATGTAAGTTCAACATCATTTACACAGTAGTCTCCATACTTACCTAACTCTTCTGGCGTGAAGTCTAGCCTACGTTTACCTACCGCATCTAATACTTCTTTGCCTTTAACTCCGAGACCATATCTTTTACTAAGTGCATCGAGAGATCCACCAACTTCGATACCGTGTCGTGCGCGAGCCATACACAATGTATCAGCAAGAACCCTAGGTTCAATGCCAAACACCCAAGACAGAATAGCACCATCGAACAAAGTGTTGTGACAAACAAGCATAGTGTTTGCCCAATCGAAAGTATGTAAGTACCTATTAATCTGATCATGTGTGCCACTCGCCCATTCAGTCTCTCCACTGTTAACTTTAACACCTACACCAATAACCTCAAAACGCGGGTCACGAATATAGTTCTCCATTGTTACCTTACGTAGTGAGAAGTCTTTATCGTAATACGTCTCAAAATCTACAGTAATTAAATCCATTACTTATTCCGTTCCATTAACAGGTTAAGATACCATTGAGCTTTTTCTAAATCTTCAAGGGGCTTACCCTTGTACTCGTACCTCCACAGGTATTTCATACAGTTACCCTTGAGATAACCTAGAAACGCATCATGGGTCATACTAGATTCAATACCCTCGATACACTCCACGCCACCTGTATTGTAGTGGTTAGGGTTGTTGACTACATCTTCCACTACATCATCTACCTGCATGTCTGGGTACTGTTCACGAAAGTCTTCCCACTTTTTTACTAGTGCAGGGTGCTTTTCTCTCAACTCATTCCATTCTTCAGGGCTTGCATTAACCATAACGTGTTCCTCAAAAGTTAGTTACAATATGTTCCACACCACGCGACTTAGCACGGCATAGATACTCCAACCAGTGAGATGATTGATCCTCACCAGTCTCATCTTCCAAATCCCATACACGTTTACGCTCTTTGCGTATCGCTACGTCTATAGGTTCTAACTCAGCTTTTACTACAGGGCTTGACTCAGGATAAGCCATTTAATCTATACTCCATACTATGTAACGTGTTCTCATTTACAACCATTGCAATACCACCTGCCTCGGTTATAAGTTTTAATTGATGTTTCTGTAACTCAGTAGGCGTGTTCTTACCTGCCTTAACTTCGATGCCAAAGAACCTACCTTTATAACAACCTACTATGTCAGGCACACCACTCTTACCATATCCACCTGTAGCAGGGAAAAAGTAATATGCTCCGATCTCTTTTAAGTAGGCGACAACCTTCTTCTTAACTTTACCTTCAGGGGTCATAGCCATACATCACTCCTTTTTGTGGGGACTGGCTTCAGTATATACAGTTGTGTTTGTATTACAAGTCTTGTGTGTTATTTAGTAACATAGTATATGTTCTCTGTGTACTTGTACCCAACACCACGTACAAACTCCCCGTTGTCAACAATACTTAGCGATGCCATTTTGTTACTTAGGTCTTCGTCAAGTTTCTCCACAGGTATGTTGTAGCTACCGTCAGTCAAGAACTTGGTATTGTATGGGTCTAGTGTGGGGGTATCCAATGCACTGTAGGGGGATTGTACCTTTACATCGTGATAGTCAACCACTGTCTCCCCCCTATTATTATCACGTATAAAGCACGCATACATCTCGTCTTGCGCACCAACCTCAACAAGTAGCGCTATTTCTTCTCTGTACTTAGATAGGTTGTCAGCAAGAACAGGGTCTAAGAACTTCACACCTTGATCTTGCATACGCATCATCTCGGCAAGTATAGGTATTTCATCAGCTAGGTCTGTCCTGCCATACAACACTTTTCCTGCACCCATCGTCTTACACAACTTATTGACCTTATCACGTTGGTTGTCAACTATCTTACCGAACTCAGTCGCTAGATCTCTGAATGTACACCTCACTATATCAGCCAACGTGTTCGGGCGTAGATACTTACGTGCATTAGATACCGCTTTCTCATAGCGTTTAGACGCAACGGTGCGATACTCAGTCCTACTGTTGTATGGGCAGAACCTCTTGTTACATATAAAGGGACTCTCTACCTTGTAGGTATAGTCGGTTTGTGTATGCGCACCAGTGGTACTATCAAATACCTCACGCGCATTAACCACCAATTCACCTATAACAAATACATCATTAGGGACATACACGTACGCACAACCGTTACCACTATGATAGACTGCTTTGGCATCGGGTATGTGTGCGATAGAATCAAGTACGAACCTACCAAACTTAGTAAAGTATTCGGTAACATTGGGATCGGAATCAACCTTAACAATGCTATCAATGAAGTCTTGTGTGACCTCGTCCCAATCATTGAACTTGTCTTGCTTTATACTGCGCTCCAACTGGGCTACGGTAATTACCCCGTACTTGTTACCATTAATATCTTCATAAAACATGCTGTTTCTAAACTCCATCATTGCACCTCTTTGAACTCATCAGTTGTTATGTTGAATCCACCCATGCGATTGATGCGCGTGTTCAATGCTTGGCGGAACTTCTTAGGGTCGGTAGTAAGTTGCCTACAGTTGTATGACCAATCCCACGAACACATATCATTTAGCATGTCAGCCAGTACAGGTACACGATACTCGGACTCCGCATCAGATAACATACGCTTGAATGCCTCGTGGTTGTGTATACACTCACCTGCTTTGCGACGGTAGTTAGCCATTGCTTGCCAGTCACCAATGGAATGCTCAAGTACGGGTCGCATGTCCCATGCCCACTCAACGAACTCCTTGATCGCTGATAGGTATGGTTTCTTGGCGTCCTTGTTGACACGTACACGTTTGACAGGAATCTTGTGATTACCCTCAACACACATGTACGCATAGGTCGGTACTGTAACGTCGCTTATCTCTTGGCAACGCTTGTATGTTACATGCGTCTTGTCATCCCTTGTGGTGTACCTAAAGCTAGGTTTCCAACGTGTGGTCTTAGTTACCCAGTCATGGTATTTCTTATTGACCCACCTAGACTTAGGTAAGAACTGACTCTCATTATTCTGTCGGTTGACAATGTACTGCTTACCATACTCCACAGCACAGTACATGCCCTGCGGTAACACACGATCTAGGAATGTATACCTACTGTTGTGCGCCCACGAACCGCTACCGTTACGCACAGTAAAGAACTCACCATCTTTGGTGCGTGTCCATGTAAGTGCCGCACGTTTCTCCATACCTTTAGCATCTTCTTGCCATATGTACGCCTCATTCCCACCGAAATCACTGGCAGGTAGGTTGTCACATAGTATGTACTTGTTTTTCGATATCTTCTTTATGTGTTCCCACTTACGTGCGCGATCACCTAGGGGGCGTATGTTTGTACCCCTGATGGGTTTGATGCTGTCGTAGTGTTTCTCAACGTCCTCGAACGTGTTTAAAGATAACCAATGTAATGCCATAACATATTTCCTCGTAGTAAATAGGGGGTAAGACGTACCTTTTTAGGGGGTAAGACGTACCTTTTAGGGGGTAAGACGTACCTTACCCTTGTAATATTCTTGCCCATGCTTGCGCTAGGCGTTCTCGTTCCTCTTCGGTACAGTGCGAGTAGCGCATTGTCATAGCTTGTAGCCTAAACTCTACTGCTTCCTGTACTTCTGCCACTGCCCTGTCCCACTCCATGCGTTTGTGTACAGCTTCCATACCCATGCTAAATGATTCAGTCATAGTATATCTCCAGAGTTGATGTGTACCGCTGTACCACACTCAGGTATAGCGGACTTGTTGTCGATGATTGCCCACAGTACAGGGCATGACCATGTACCCCAACCGTTGTACAGATCACCATCAGTCAGTATCAATGCGGCTTGTGGCTTGATGTTGTTGCTTGCCATGTACTCGGTAACACAGTTGACGTCAGTACCCCCACCACCTTGTGGCTTGGTTGACTTGGTAAGATCAGATACCTCGTGCATCTCATACTTCTCGTCAGCACATACTGTAGTGTCCCAGTACAGTACACGTACCTTAGATGGTCGGA